AAATGAGCGCAATACGAATCGCTTTTTGGCCCCTTGTATGCGAATTCTTGTCCACATCCGCCTTCACCGAAACATGTTATGGTATCAGCAAGGCATTCCATAGAATAAAATAGCATTCCCTGGTCGTATGCTTTTTGAATAGCTTGGAATTCGTCAGGAAAATAATATTTATAAAAAACTGATAGAGCTTCAACATGTGGCGTATCATTAGAAGCAGACAGGTCGGTTTGATACATCATCTCGTTATCAACAAAATGACCAACAATATAATTAGGACGATGCAAAATGTTTAGGGGCGCATGATTAATAGTTGACTGTGCGGCTTTCAAATCATCAAAAGCCCAATAATGTCCATTCCCGTTAGCACTGTCAGCCTGAACATATTTACCTAAAATCCATTTCAACGCAGGATTAGCCTTAACTGACCGTTCTGCCCAAGCCAACTCACGGCCATCAAAAGTGGAAGGGTCAACGATAGAAGCCTGCGTAGTCACATAAAAACTTTTCGAACCCTCAATCAGCATCATCGAACTCCAAATCTGCGTTTACAGGAGTATCATTCGGAACATTACTGTTTCGGTTGGAGCCGCCTCCCCCGGAACGGCCACCACCGCGACGACCCGCTGACTTCTGAGAAGCAGGGTTCGTAACAGGCTTGTCCCCACCAGCATTCGGCGAATTAAACGGGACATTGGTAGGACTAAAAATTTTGTCATACTCCGCTTTCTCCCGTTCCCTCAACATCGCCTCATCACTTTGATGCAACCCTGCCTCATACAAGATTGTTTCCCGCGAAATATCACCACGGTCACGCAAGTCCTGCAAGAACGTTGCGACAGTCGGGTCAAAGTTAAGAGCAATACGTTTCGGATAAAAATTCAACTTCGGTAAAGAAGTTAAAGAATCATTCCTATCAAACGTAGGGCGGAACACATTCTTTTCCAACGCCCGCCTCAACATGTGCCGCCGCGACTCCATCCCAGAAGCAACAACACGAGCCAACTTCTGCGAATCGTCATTCGACCCCGACTTGCGAGTCATAAACGTCTGATACAACCGGGCAGAAATACGTTCATCCAAAGTATCATACTTATCACCGACCAAAACATGATCCTGTTTAGGAGTAATAATTTCTACACTCAGACGATGGTCCCCGACAATAATCGGAACTTTCGAAACTTGACGGACATTCGCGGCCAGCGCAGCCAGTTCGGCAGGTTTAGCAGGCAACGCATCCGTCCCCTTTTTCACGAGGAGGATAAAGGATGTTCCTCCCAAAATAAAGGTACGGTCCAACTCCCGCAAATTCTGTTTCAAATCTAACAACTCAAAAATAGACTTCAATCTCACAGTAGCAAATCTTTGATACTGTGGACGAGACGCCGTATGCCTCCACACAAAATCCGGATTCAAATAATATAAATTATCCACATTCGCATCAGTCATCTGCGCCAACGACATCCGAGTAGACACATCAGGAACATATTTTTCCTGAATAAACTGTTGCACAATCAGGTCAGAAGTATTCCCGCCAGCCAAAACATTATCGAACTGGACTGCTTCCCCCCGGTCAGCGATATAAACCAGACGTTCCTGATTAAACATGAAATTGCCGACAGGCAACACCTTCTTAGGATCAATCAACGTCAACCCGGCAGGAACCAAAAGGTCCTTAAACTCTTTCTTCCTTGTCACCCCCTTAGAAGTCTTCCCCTTAACCCTATACGTCTTCCTTTTAAAAAACGAAGCACAATAAAATTGGGAAACCGTGAACAACTCGCGCCACATTTCACGCAACCTGGAATCCAAATCGAGGTCAGCCCCAATCTGATTCCAAACATTCTCCTCATCCTCATCCTCAGCAACAAACCCCATAGCCTGAAACGCCAAAGATTCAGTCGATTCCAAAACGGCAGAAACAACATCATCAGACTCAACAGCATCCAACGCTGTAGCAAACTGGGCGAAAATAGACCCTGGAGTCAAATAGCGATCACGGTCAACCAACCCGCCCGCACGCGAAGTACGTTGAGTGTTTTGAGTCCACCTCACTAACGAAGCCAACTCGGGGGCCTGATGCATCATCGCCGACATAACCTGGTCCTCAGGCACACCAGAAACATTAACAATCAGGCCGGTACGATTCTCAACCCACTCGTTCTCATCAAATTTCATACCGCACCCCCACTAATTTTAAAATCCATTTCCTTCACACTGTGTAACCTGGACCAAATTTTGAATTGGCGGTCGGCTTCCGCTATGAACGGGTCTATCTCTCTCGTGCGAAACGCTGTCAACACCCTGTTCTCTATTTGAACAATCTGAGACCTGATACCACTCACACGAGCCGTCATTCCAGCTAACTTCATGAAAACATCCGCAATGTCACATTCGGAGAAACCTTCCATATCAACATAATATGACGCAATTTCGGTTCTCCAAGCTTCTAAAGAGTTGCTACGAGTTTTTACGGGTTTCTCGGACGTTAAACTGAATTCCATTTGATTCTCCCCGTATCTATCGGCACACGAATTTTAACATAAAAAAAAGGAGAGCCGAAGCCCTCCGAAACAATAGATACGAAAACCTCTCAAACTAGAAGAAAACGTCTGTCACAGCCTCAAACTTTTCTTTCTTCATAAATGCTTCGATACCGTGCTGGGTGTAGCCGAGCACAGCCATCTTACAAGCATCCAAACAGTGGAACGCGCCCTTCGAAAAATCTCTTGTCCGACCATACTGGTCCATTTTAGATTTCGTAACAGACCATGTTTGTCCTTGGAACTCTTCCAACAACTCTCTGTGCATTGGAAGTAAAATCTTTTTTGTATCTACCATCTCTCGTAACTTGTCGCTCGAATACTCTAAAACATTACGAGAAATACCTGCCTCCTTGGCCTTATCCCCATAAAATTCGTCTACGTCAACAGTCGAATCGAAGTCGACCAGTATCTTTTGAGAGAAATTATATGCCTTAATATTATGAGCTAACTCAGGTCGCCTCTCTTGCAAATCTTGGAATAGAGGTAAACCAATACCAGTACTATCCATGGAATACGCCTTAGGATTATAAAAATCCATGACTTTAAAAATAGCGTCAACCTGTTTATTGTGAGATAATCTTTCAAGCTTAACACGAAGCAACAAAACAAGCTTCGGTTCCTTCTTGTTTTCCCTCACCTCCCCAAAAACAACTATCTCAGAAGGATGTGCCAGGTAGCCGACATCCATGCCTATCCAATACCCCGCATACCCCTGGTGCCGCATATTTAAATTTAATGCGGTGTCTATCTGTCCGCCAGCATCCTCTAAAGATTCGGCCGTCAACCTTATATATTGATATATGTCAGTATTGTATTCTGATTCCTCATCCGTATCAACAACAGCCATCAAACGATGCAACACAAACAACGGATTAGTCGCATCACCATGCATCCCCAAAATATTTCTACGATAATCAGGGTGATCCTTTGAAGTATACTCCTCTATCTTCTGTTGCCGTTCCTCATCCGACCAAAACGGTGGAGGTCTATGCATCGCCGTAACTCTGTGAACCTTCCACTCCGGGGACTGAGTAAACCTATAAAAATAGTCCCTAACCCCCCTAGTAACACCATGGACACGCCAATGAGCCCCCTTAGAACCACGCTTCATGGTCTCAATTAACTCCACCCACCCAGCAGTCGGATAGTCAGACGCTTCGTCATGTTCTACCCATATAGGATGCACGCCTTTAACACCGGCCCCATCTCTATGCGGTATGCGGCCCATTATACGCGAATCATTTCTAAATGACATTTCGAACGGTTTATGAGTTATCCCATTGTTCTTCTTCACCAACATTTCTCTCCCCATACGATTAGTCAAGAACGTCTTCTCAACCAAATTGGTAATGGCAGACAAATGGATTCCTTCTGGAGCGGTGACCAACATTTCCTGCCCAGGGTGAACAAAGGGGAACGCATATGCACGAATTTTTATAGACATACTTTTACCCACCGACCGAGCACTCTGATCTATCTGTCTCATAGCGTCATCACGAAACCATGGCCACTGGTAAGGCCACGCACGCCAACAATTATCTTCCTCATTCTCATAATCAAACCATGAGAACTCTGCCTGATCTAACCCTGACTCGTCAGAAAGAATAGCCCACAAATACGCCTCGTCTTCAGATAAGGCTTCTAAAATTTCGGACATGTCAAACCTTTACCCTCTTCACATTATTCATCGTTCTAACGCCCTCAACCTGCGATACACGGAAATCCCCATCTCAGGATTACTGTCAAACCTCCGCAACAATCCCCCAACAATATACGCTATACGATATTCCATAAAGTACCCTGGACTATGATTATAGGCTTTAGCTATTTGTTCCATTACGATTGGAGTAGGGGAAAGTTTCCCTTCCAACAACCGGTGTACATAATTTCTGTTTAACCCGGTTTTAACAGAAATATTCCTGATAGACCGACCCAATGTTATTTCACGGAACGCCTCACAAAAATTCTGAAGACTATAATCTTGTCCCTCAAACTGTCTAATACGTTCTTTTGCAGAAACAACGTCTAGAGATGGTCGTTTCCCTGGTTTCCCTGGTGCGGCCTGGTCAACTTTAAGTATATCGTTTACGATATTGCCTAAAATAGTGGGGTCGGCTTTAAATACTTTCATCCAATCTAAAGAATCCACACTAGGATATTGTTGGATAATATTATTATATCGCGTTTGCCATAACTCTCTCATCGTCATACGTCCATGATCCAAAATTTTTGACTCGTCTCCCGAAATTTTTTGTCTATGTCCTGGAACTCTGGGATAGCAATACTTTCAATCCATTTTAGGATATCATCTTTTGAGCAGTGCTGTTCTTGTTGCTCGTCGGGAGTAGTATTATTCATTAACGTAATTAGAGAAGTCAATTCCTGGAACAGTGTGATAGCTTTGATAGCCTGTTCGTTACGCATGACTCCGAATTCTCGGGCACGTCTCCGTAGGGTTTCTACATAGTCGGCGAATGACTCGCCTTTGGTTCGTTCCCTTGTTGCTTTATCAATTCCGATAAGTTTTTTTAGAAGTCGTAACTCGCGGGAATATTCATTGATGGCTTTTTTAATCTCGTCCATTTCGATATCATTACCGGACCAGTCTTTCTCCATTGAAAGCCATTGAGACCAACGCCATGACATTGTTTCCATGATTACGACACGGTCAACGTCTTGCAAGTCTGAAATGTTCGTAAACATGTGTTCTGACAGGTAACGCGTCGAGATAGCCTCGAAGTATTCTTTTTCCCCTTCGGTAAGAAGATTAAAAGACGCACCTGATGGCAGTGTTACTATAATATCTGTTGAACCATAGTCTAGTTCATCAAATTCCATTTAGTCCCAATCTTTAAGACAGAAAATTTTATCGGCATTGTCTGCAAAAATTAGGATTACCACCTGGCGAACGGTGCTGGATCGTAAATCATCCCAGCGGTCACAGGAGCCCTAAAATGAAACCATGTTAGATACACTTCTTGTAAAGCTGCATCCCCATGCCTCTCATAAAGCATCCCGTACTCCCGCCAATGAGCGCCCACACTCGGGTCGAAATCTGTTTGAGCGTATGCTTTAGCCCCATTAATTGCTTTGGTTCTAAAATGTTCATATGACCTGTATGGGAAGTGGCGAATCTCAAATCGAAATCCGGCCTCGCAACGGTTCGGGATATCAACCCCATGATTTCCCTGGTGAACGTACACGTCGTTATGGAATCGAAAACAAACCTTAGGGAGACGACCAACTTCCCAATGGCGGTACGTCATATCTACAAATGGGTTACCACTTTCCCCATCGAGTCCAGTAGTGAAATGATTTACTATAGTAGCATTCACAACATTTACACTACTATCCAACGAACGGAGTTTTACAGCTATACGTTCGTTATGGTCGAACCAGATTTCATCTGCGTCAACTGGGACAACCCATGTAGCCCCCGACATCGCCGCTTCCCTGGCTAGACGAGTCATTTTTTTACTCTGGTAATAACCAACCTCGGTATCTTCGATGATTCTAACCCCACCAAAATCGTTGTTCGCCCGCTGCAACTCTGAAAGCGTGTTATCGGTGGACATATTCTCATATACGATTATACCGTTAAAATCTTCACACCTAAGGTGGCGTATCAATTCGTACGCCACGTCTCCCTCGTCTTTCATCATGCATATGGCCATTACCTTATCTGAGTCGGCCATTAATAACCGGTCCCAGTACGGTGAGAACCAATGTGATGAACCTTCGGGGAATCTGTTTTGTGTCCTAGAAACGCATACTGGGCACCGTATTTGTCCTGTAACTGGTCATGAAACTTTCGTTCACACCCCGGTCCGTCTGGCCAAGATTCTGTAACAGCAAGGAACGCTCCATACACACTCGGGTTAGTCGTCCAAAACAGGTTATGAACGGTGTGTTTAACCGGGGTATCACCATCTGTGTACTCGTCAGGCCACATAGCACACAAATCCCCAGCCTTGGCTTCGATGTCATTGACTGGTTGCCGCTTCAACGCCACCTGAAAAATCCTGTCGGACGATTGGAGGACGTCCACCATTTGTGGAACCGAAACGTTGGCATTGAATATGAAGTCATCTTCTAAATGAAATATCCAATCACAACAATCACACAACGATTCCCACGCTGTTTGGATAGTCCCACAAAAACCCTGTTTAGAGTCGTAATGGATGACATTCGCTCCTTCAGGCGCATTAGTATCCACCCACTCCTGATGCACCGGGTCCTGGGAATCATCAAGGATAGTTACACATGTCGGCAGAGGATAAACTTTCTCATAGAAAGAATCAAGGGTTTGTTGAAGGAAGGATGTTCTTCCGTCAGTAAATACAAGTAGATGATATTTCACAACGCCATCGCCTTCCGTCGAATCTCGTTATAATATCTCAACTGTAAAGCCCTATCCTGATTATTTCGCGAATTTTCCGAGACATGCACCCTATAAATAGCGTCTGGAACAGGAATAATAACGGACCCAAGTATACGAGTCATTCTTAACCAGACATCCCAATCCTCATATATCGGATAATCATGAAATCCCCCAATCGAAATAAAATCCTCGCGACGGATCATGGCCCCAATCACAACATAATTACCTTGCAACAAATCTTTCTTCGGGATTAAAACAGGAAAAGCGTCCTCTCTCCCGTCAACAATTCCAAGAGTTGATGGCTGACGAATATCCCCCTCCCCAGCCAACATGTGTTCGATATATCGTTCATCTAACTCATCATCGGCATCAACGAAAATCAGCCACTCCGTCCGCGCTGCCTGTGCAGCATGATTTCTCGCGTCAGCCAAACAATCACCATGTTTAAGAATTAACTCTCTAGGTTTCACCGACTGGTTTGAAACCGAATCAATAGCACGTTTAGCTATACGAGGCCATTTAGACATATCTCCGAACGTACCAATAATAACCGATACATCACCTTCTAGTGACACTTGAACCCCACTTCGCATAGAAACGTTTAGCACCGATATCAAACCACTTGTTTTTCCATCGACCAACTTCAAACGAATCGTCACTAGGCGACTCGTGATAAACTGGAAGATTCAAAGACTTGACCCTAAACCCCAGTTTCTGTGCCTGACGAATCAAATCCGTTTCTTCCCAAGCCCAAAAAAATTGGGGGTCAAATCCACCGACATTCTCCCAGAATTCGCGTCTCACAAAAAAACATGCTCCACAAACCCAATCATGACAACCCCATACACGTAACTCATGTCTCCCCTTCCCAAACCGTTCACCGGTAATAACAACAAGAGGGGAAGTATCAAACAACTCGACGACAGGAGTCATAAAATCACCGGTGATAAGACAATCGGGGTTCATAAACCCGATGATGGGAGAATCGCCAGAATTGGCTCCAAGATTACACGCCGCGGCGAACCCGCGATTATCCACCCTGTTATCCATAGCAACAAAATTGTATGGGAAAGTTTCAAACTCTGATATCTGCTCCTGAAGCCTCTTCGCATGAGCAGCCGCCACATCATTATGGTAAACCGTAACTATATCGAATGCCCACGCCATACGTCCGGGACCACCCCCTTCCATTCCATTAACAACGGATTAGACATAATCGAATCAACATGTTTCTTATTGTGTCCAGATTGGCCGTCGTATCGTTCGAAACGAACACGACGATCCTCAACATTAGCATAACCATAATGCAATATGCACGCACGGTCAATACCGACAGTCATCGTTGATTGTCTCGACACAGACAACGGGACACTCCCACACGCAAGACCAGACTTAAATCGGACATCGCCTTCAAATTTGAATAACCTCGCCCCACGAATACCCCCCCAGAATCCATCTACCCTCACCATTGGTGGATACAACTGGAACACCTCTGGAATCATGAACTCCACACAATTTTTCCCAGCACCCTCAGCCTCATCAACTATCTCCGCAAGAATCTCTTTCGTAGTAACAATAAACTCGTCAGCGTCAATACTCAAAACCCAATCCAAATCAACTATCCTAGCCAACTCGGAAAGGGCAGTACTTCTCAAATCGCCCTCATCAACCAGAAACGCTGACTCCGCAATCCCGGACACAGCGAAACAATGACGCAACCCGACCTCGACCGAATTATCCGACGACCCATCATCAAAGATAAACATGTCATCCACCACATGTTTCGTGTGCTGCAACATCGAGTCCAAATATCGTCCGGCCTCATCACAAACAATAGTTAACGAATGAATCATCAGAACCCTACCCTCTTGTCCACAACATCAACATAATCACGATTCATAACATGTTTAGATACAACTCTGCCATCAAACCCTAACTTCAGTCCGGCGTTCCTACAAGCTTTCGACCAGCCAAGGTCCTCACCGCGCTGATCATATACGTAATCAACAGCATATGCGGCGGGAGACATCAATTTGATTGCCATTAACACGTCAACAGGGAAAACACTCCACTCATCAGAACGTAGCAGCCCCCCACTGGACGTCAACTGGGCAAAGGACGGATACTTAACCCCCGTTGACGTCATATAACATTTACCCCCAACCGCATCAAAAAAATGTGGTTTCACTTGAATTGACTCCAACAAATTACAGATAGCATCCTGATGCAATAAAATGTCAGAATCCAAAGACAAAAAAAAAGGCACGGACATAGTCCGCACCTCTCTCAGCAACATGTTACGCAAATCGGTCATCACCTGATAACGGTCAGGGGACCAATCCCGTTTATCCTGACTTCGACTATCTAACGCAAAGACCTTTCGGCAATCACCACGCAAATCCATGATCTGAACGCATGGATCTTCTTCCGCAACAACGAAAACATATGATACCTCCACTTCTGCAACTGCGGCAGCACGGTCAACGTAGTCAAACCATCGCCCTAAAATCCACTCCCGCCTAGAAACAGGGCATCCGATAACAAGGTTAAGACTATTCACAATTCATAGTCTAACACAGTTATTATTAGCGCGTCTCTTCCTTTCTCGATTTTTGGCGCGCGAAAGAGGACGGCCTTCACATATTTCGGACCGTCGTCTGGGATTACCCCTGCGTCGACAATCCCATCAAGCCCGGCTTTATAGCTGGGGAAACATGAGGCCAAGTCAGGGAGACTGCGAGCGTCCCTGATAATGGGTTCAACTATTAGGGATATAACTTTTAATTTCGGAATTTTTTGTTGGAGGGCTAGTAGGCAGAAAACTTCTCGCCACTCTTTTACATGTTGTGCCCGTTTATGGTAATGCCATGTCCGTTCCGCGTTTAGCGTCCAAGGACGCTTCTCGTAGGACATTGACCATTCCGCCATGCGGCGGAATATAACACACTATTTGTTTTGTTGTAGTTCTTCTAGAATTTTTTGTGTACCTTTTACTGCTTCTGCTATTTCCTTTTGTTCTTTAATGTCTTCTGCTCGTTGGAACCGTTGTCTTTCCGACATGAGTACGCGTACTTTGAAGTCGGCGTACATGTTGCCTTCGTTCCAGTATCCGTAGGGGAGCCAAGTGTCGATTTGGTCTATGAGTCTAGTTAGGGACGCTTTTACCATTTCTCGTGTGATATCTTTTTCTTCGTCACTCATTTTTGTCCATTCTTCATATCTTTGGTTTTCTAAATTTTGGAATTCGGTTTTTGATTCGTATATTGTCTGCGGGTCTAATGTCCCGACTTCTATTTCTAAGGTGAAGTCTGGGGGTTCTTTGTTTTCGAATGTGAATATCAAAAGATTTCCTGACCGTCGAGGATGCGTTGTTTTATGATTTCGTAGTCATGCATGTCTGATTTTTCTGCCATGTCAACGACGCACCGTTTGTGGAACCCTATCCAACCGAAGTCAACTTTGTTTGTTGCTAAGAACACTTCACCTATTTTAGAGGTTTTTCTGCATATGCCACATTTCATTTTCTTCTTATTGTCTGCTACAACCGGTTTCATAGATGGCCAATCCTCACCATATTTTTCCTTACGACCTTTTTTATAGATGTTGTATCGTTGATTAAACCAACGGTCGTCCGTACTGCTTGTATAGTAGCCGCCACTACTCAAAGAGGTCGCCACCTTCCTCTAATTTTTTTCTCAAATCCTCTATATAAGCCGTTGTATGGTCGGTTGTTAATGTGCGGAAGTCGTTATCAATGTGGAACTGTTGAGGGTTTTGAACCCTGTCACTCCACGCCAAATCACCGATATTAAACGTAGCTAAGATTACGAACCTTGTCCCTTCCCGGATAGCCTTCACCATCATGTTTGGGTCGGAACGAATATCTTCAGCAATATCAGAGTCTTCGCAGCCAATAGTTATATCAGCGGTGTATAAACCACATTTTTCGGCGTTCTTTGACAAATTGGAAACGAGTTCCTCTACAACTTCTTTACTATCCATATATGTTTACTTTCTTTTAGTCGTGGGGGGAGATCGTCTTGTCCCCCCCCACGAGGATGATTAGGATTCGGGGAGCACCACCATTTTACCGGGGGTCAGCGGGGCCACAACCCCGACATCGGCCCCGTCAGGACGGTTCAACGCCGCCAACTCGCCGAATCTTCCCTCATCACCCAGAAATTTCGCGGCCAGGGACCGATAGGTGTCCCCTGGTTGTGCCTGCACCGTTACGAGCCTCATCCAGCCGGTTCCCCTGGTCCGATCCCGACATCGGGGGCCAATTGTGAGTTGGCGTCCAAGGGCTTGTAGATGGAAAGGTAGGTCAACGTAGAGATGGCGACAGTGTATACTGCTGTGAGGATAGCTGTCTTCGAAATCACCGCGGTCCCATCTGCTGTCAAGCTAATGTTTATCAAACCCGCAATAGTAGAAACTACAAGGTTGACCATAAACTTCAGAAACGAATGAAGTTTATATTTCGTGATAAGTCCCGTCACGAGCGGGATTAGAAGTGACGTTAAGAACATCACTATCTGCGTATTCAATGTGATTGTGTTCAAGGGAGCCTCCTAAGACATCTTGTCTCCCTTTATTCGGTCTTTTTGTTACCCTGTTGAAGCCGGAAACTCACTAAATGCTCGTACGGCTGTCTCCAGAACTTCGTTTCTGTGAATGAGATACGATATTTGCCATTCCATGTCTTGAATTTTAGTGTAGTTGAAAGACACAAGGTCATACTCCACACAGGGATGTGTCTCTATATTAGAGACAACTTCATTACACATGTTACAGACCGCAATCCCCTCGTTTCTGAGGCTAAGCAGCTCGTCAACAACATCGTCAACAATACTAACTGCCTCATGCCACGACATAGCATAACGTTTCACGCGGGGTCCAGCACAAATACGTGAAACAGCCAATCGTATATTTGCCTGCGACCACTTTCCCCTAGACACGTTCGATTCCGGCTTTAGCTAAAATTTCTGCCGGGACACCGACCATCCTCCACGCCTTATAGGAAAGTTTCTTACGGTCAGAATACTGCTTAGCATATAAAACAAACATTTCTTGCAAATGATGAAAATTGTAGCACCTGTGTTTTTTTTCAAGTGCATCCAAATATCTCTTAATATGAAGTGTCTGTTTGCGCTTCTCGACTGCGCTCACGGGATTTGGAACCAGTGAGAAGATTTACTAGCCCAAATAGGTTTACCCGACGTGTCACACACGACAAGATTCCCGTCGTTTTGAAACGCCGCATAAAACCCTGAACCGACAGTCATTGTAGCCCCAACAGCCTTACCTGCTAACGACAACACAAAATTACCATCGTATTGCATTTCTACCCGCGGGTCGGAACCATACGTATTTGAAGACCACGTAGGTTTACCAGACTCATAGATTACAAGATTACCGTCTGATTGTGCAATGAGACGCGCCGACCCGGAATCCAGCGGCTGATTAGCCACAAACCCTTCCCCTTGACGGATTATGACCGGAGGTGGAAACGATTGCGGTGGGGGAAGCGGAGGCGGAGGTGATGCCCCATAGAACACGTCAGGGAAGAATGCTGCATAATTCCATCCGCGGCCCTTAGCAGACCAAATACCACAGTTAGGAATCAGGCGAGAAGACCTCGCTTCAATACAAGTACCATCCCCTAACGAGATTGCAACATGGTTTCCAGCCCCTCCAGCGCCCGCTGGACCATGATCTTTAAACAATAAGGCCCCGGCAGTCTCTATCGCTTTTGTAACGCTTACAGAGGTCCCACGACGCCGACAGTAGGCTGCTTGTTGCCAAGCCCCATCAGGGAACGCTGGCCACACCCCGGTAAGCCAGGCAGTAGCCTGAGTGAATTCACTGCAATCCGTGACGGTTAACGGTTTTATTCCACCAGTTCCAATAAGGTGGTCGATGTTGAAGTTACTTTGGTCTAACGCTACTTCCGCCCCAAGTACATATATTGTTCGGTTGTTAATTAATTTTCGTGCAACCGCAACGATTTCAGATGATGTTGTCATAGGCTCAGCACACGATCCGTGATTACTTCTTCCATAATACGTACATCCCCTATCCAGGTTTTTGGTAGTTCAAAATAAAAAAATTCACGACCATCACCACATGGCCTAAAATAGACTATCGGTTCTCTGGTCATAGTTCGGACCGTGATGAAGGTTTCCCCTAAACATTCGGAATCACCATACATTAAAACTAGTCCAACTAGTGGGCCATCAGCCGCATATAATGCTTCGAGTTCTTTAAGGTTAACTATACCTATTCTTCTAAGACCACATACCAAGACGAAACAAAAACAACAGAAAAATAGTACTATACTTGCTGTTAACATGATGTTTTACGACACTGACGAGCGAATCTTGCCCTCGGTGTTTCTAACATCCCACCCCATATCCCTTCTGTAATCCGATTTTCTATAGCGAAATTTAAACAATCACTAACTACTGCACATTCACGGCAAAGCGTTAATGCACGATGAGACGATTCCCCCACTCTCGGATGAAATACGTTTACTGAAGTGCCTTTACATTTTGCCTTATCCATCCAATCATGTTCATTCATTTCTTAAACCTCCAAATAACAGGGTCGACGACAAAATAATGTGAACCAACTCGTTTAAGTCTGCCCTCTATCTTCATGTCTCTGAACACTTTACACAAATATGTGTGGTCTATGTTCAGCTTCTCAGCCAGTTGACGCTGTGTCAATACGATGCGATGACGGCGGTCGGAAGTCCTATATAGATAGTCGTGCAGAAGGTCAACATCAAGTGCCAAATATATTCCCCCCAACTATTGATTCAAGTATTTTATTGTATTTATCTTCGAGTTTCTGTTCGCTTTTCCTATGTCTCTTCATCATACGTTCAGTTATTGAACCAGTACGGTTCTCACACGTAGAACAAAGATTTTGACCAAGTAAATCTCTTGATAAATCCGTCACCAACCATAGACTATCACAATATTCACAGTAATCGACTTTGGGTGATATAAAACAATACACACACACCACGGAAGGGAAAGCATCCGGCCCCGGTCTTACCGGAGTAAAAAATGCTTCATCATCCATGACTTCCCTACACAAATGACATTCCCACCCTTCAGTCACATTACCAGAATCCCCCAACGCCCCTACGAAACATTCGAAATGAAAATGCAATTGATTGTAACCAGGGTTGTTTGACCGAGCAGACGAAATCGTCAAACGCGACGCACCTTTAAAAATATATGACATACACAACTTGCATACCGCTCTGCGTTTCGCAACACTACGATACACGCTAGTCGTTCCAGACGCGGCTATAACCTCGCAGGGGTCCTTTGTCGGCAGCATCAAGAAGCCTGCTGGCGACACCGAATACATTATTCCTCCTCGTTCAACATTCTCCGCAACACAACAGACGGATGGAACAACACCCCACGCTTCGGGGGGACAACCAACAGGGCACCAGTCTTAGGATTACGTCTCCGCGACTCGCCACGGTCCCTCACCACGAACTTCCCAAAACTATTTATCCCCACATCCTCACCCTGTTGCAGAGTGGCTGATACCAACTCTAGAAAATCGTTCACAATCAACTCCACCTGATATGGCGGGATCGTAGGATACCTGTTGACCAGATTCCGTATGATGTCACTTTTTTTCACAGTAGCCTCCTTTTTTTGGGCGCGTGTATATAATGTCAAGTATTGGGAGTGGAATCAACCCTCAAAAGCCCGTTTTGTGGATTTACGGCTACGAATATATTTAAGTTGTGTTTAGCTTCCTTGGGTGCGGGGAAGGGTACAGGTGCGTCGACTGTCAAGGCAAGCTCCGCTGGCATTACGGTTGTGTTACAACCCTTTTCCCCTGGTCATCCCCTAAATTTTCTGACTCGAACCTGATGACATGACAATTCCTCGTCTTTTTGTGTGACATACGTCACTCGACCTGGAAAAGTATAGAAAAACACGAACAAAATCACAAAACCGGCACACTTGACACAACTCACAACCCCAACTAGAAAAGACGACAACAACAAAGCCCCCCAAAAAGGGCGTACTCAACATAGGGCACACAAGGTTCAGCAGCTGAGTGTGTGACGGGAGGAGTCCCGTGGTGGTTCCGGCCAGGCAGCGACTCACAGAAATGTGGACAAGCCAGTCGAAACAGTCTCCCCCTCCATCTTCCACCCTCAACGCTTCAAGCACAGAGGATCGAGTTTGGCGCGTCTATAGGACCGTTTTTCTTGAAATGGAAGGGGGAGGGGTAGGCCCAAGACCAAACAACAATCTTCAGAAATAGTGGCCCTCTAGTAATAGAGATACTATTAAAACTATAAATAATGGTATATGTTCAAGAG